AGAAGACGTTGAAGATAAAATTGAGTTACCCGAAGGTTATACACCTCTTGCCACCGTTGGCAAAACTAATCATCCAGATGTTAGAGCAGCTACTCGTTACCTTGAACGTCGCGGTATAACAGAACGAGAAATCTGGAAATTTAGAATAGGAATAACGACAGATGGTAAATTTACAAGACGTGTAATATTCCCTTCACTTGACTATTCAGGTGACTTGAACTACTTTTTAGGTAGAAGTATTGATCCAAAATCCAAATTCAGGTATATGAATGCCTCGACAGATAAGTCAAGTATCATATTCAATGATGTCGAGATTGACTGGGATAAGCCGCTCTATCTCGTCGAAGGGATTTTTGATCATATTGCGCTTGCAGAGAATGGTACATGTCTGCTTGGATCGACATTAACAACAAACTCTCTACTTTTTAGGAAGATTGTTGCTAACGAGACAGATGTTGTACTTTGCCTTGACAGCGACATGACTCAAAAAATTGGTAAAATCTCTGATTTATTGACATCGTATGGCTGCAATGTTAAAATCATGGATACATCATCAGCTAAAGATATAGCTGAGATGACACCTGAGCAACTCGACTATGCAAAAGCATCTATCGAAGACTGGAATATGAGGTCTTCTTTTAGATATAAAATCTCAAATATCAAAAGTGGCTCACTTTTGTGATATTTAGGATTATGGAAAAAGACCTTAGAAAATACGTTAAAGAAATTGCTCAAATCCTCAATGATGAGGCCTTGTTTCACCAGCGCGAAGTTCCTGGCGATCAAGATGACTACGAGGACAGGAGCGTCATCGACCCAGGTCAGTCAAGGCACATGCTTTACGTGTGCATCAATGAGATGATAGATGCATACGATAAGCTTGATGAGCGTTCATGTACAGGACAGATGAGTGAAGCGATTAAACAAATTAAGAAGGCGGTCGAGAATTTAAAGATGAAAATGTAGTCAAGTATGCATAAAATTATACTATGAAGATTGCACACTTCGCTGATGTTCATTTTAGAGGCCTTGCTCGTCACACAGAATATAGAAGCTCTTTCTCTGACGCATTTGAGAAGCTTCGCAAGCTGAAGCCTGATGTCATCTACATCGGTGGAGACATAGTTCATTCAAAGACACAAGGCATCACACCTGAGCTGATTGAGATTCTCACGTGGTGGTTTAACGGTCTAGCTGACATCGCACCTGTCGATGTGATTCTAGGCAATCACGACGGCCTCCTCCTCAACAAGGACAGACAAGACGCGATCACGCCTGTCATTTCAGCATTGAACAATCCTAGAATTCGTCTTTTTAAGAATTCAGGAGTTTATGATGCGCCCATTGAGGGTTTTAAGTGGTGCGTCTTTTCACCTTTTGATGAAGAGGGTTGGAAAGATGTGAAGCCTGCAAGTGATGCCATCAATATTGCATTTTATCATGGTGCAGTTAGAGGATCAAAATCAGATAGTGATTATGACATCCAAGGTGAAGTGACTCTTGAGATGTTTGAAAGGTTTGACTTTTCTCTCCTCGGTGACATTCATCGTCGACAATTCATAAATGACGCGGAGACAGTCGCCTATTGTGGCTCGACAATCCAGCAGAATTATGGCGAAGATGTCGACAAGGGCTTCTTGTTTTGGGACATCAAGAGCAAGAACAAGTTTACGACAAAATTCGTGCCTGTCAAGAATGACTATCCTTTCCTAAACATTGACTGGGCCGGAGACGTCGCATCAACTATTACTAGACTCTCAAGATGTCCTGAGACAGCGAGAATTCGATTTAATCTACCTGCAGAAGCTTCTGACGTCGACGCAAGAAGCCTGCATGACATGGCACTTAAACTTAAGAACTTCTCTGAAGTTGTCTTCAAGATTGACGCTAAGACCGAAAAGAAAGACGAGGTCATCATCACAGGCCTCAAGAGTTCTAATCTACGTGATAGAGATTCCATTAAAGGCGTCATTGAGGCTTATCTCAAAGAGAAGCAGGTTGATGATAAAAAGATCGCTCGCTCTCTCAAGGAGTTTGACAAGTACTTTGATGCCGTGACATTTGATGACGAGGTCGCCAGAAATGTCCTGTGGAGCCTAAAGAATATCGAGTTTGATAATGTCTTTGCTTACGGCAAGGACAATGTTATCAATTTTGAAAATCTGCAGGGCATCACAGGTATCTTTGGAAAGAATCGTGCTGGAAAATCTTCGATCATTGGCACGATTGTCTACAACCTGTTCAACACGTCTGATCGAGGTGCAATGAAAAATTTGCACATCATAAACGCAGATGAAGAGTCGTGCAAGAGCCGTATAAACCTCGCTGTTGCCGGTGAAGATTATGAGATCACCAGAGAGTCCTTGAAGAACTACCCTAAGAAGGGTGAAGTTTGGGCCAACACTGTCTTGTCGCTCAAGAAGAAGAGTACAGGAGATGTGATACAGGATCTAAATGATGAGCAGCGTCGTGAGACCGAGAAGATCGTTAGAAAATTGATCGGAACGTCAGATGACTTCTTCTACACATGCCTTGCGCCACAGGGCCAGATGAACATGTTCATCAACGAGAAGTCCACCAGTAGAAAGCAAATTCTTAGTCGGTTCCTAGACCTTGACATATTTGACAAGTACCTCGAGTGTGTCAAACAAGATCTCAGCCCGCTAAAAGCATCAATAAAGATGACATCAAGTCTTGACGCGTTGAAACAGACACAAGCGCTGCTTATATCTGAGAAGACGCAACTTGAAGAAAAGTCTGATGAGGTGAAGAGTGAGATCGAATCCAAGCGAATTAAGCTTGCCAAGATGTCTTCATCTGATTCTGATAATATCGTCTCCGACACTGACATTGACAATCTAGAATCAAAGATTGAAAAGATTCGTAAGGAGATTGAAGGCCTCGAAGAGACGATTAGAAGTCATCAAGAGTCTATCAAGACATATGATGAAAAGATCGAGAAGATCAAAGATGTGAGAGACGCATTTAGCATTGACCAGCTCCAAAAAGAGCACGACGCGATCACAGATCAAGAGATGAAATATGCTATCAACGTCAAAGAGCTAGAAGCAAAAGACAAGGAGCTCGATAAGATAAGAAGAGACATCGAAGTCTTAAATTCAGTTCCTTGCGGAGATAAGTTTCCAACTTGCGTCTTCATTAAAGACGCGCATAATAGCAAGAAAATTCTTGAGATTGAAGAGAACACAAGAGCGCTTGTGCAGAGAACGCTTGACGTCCTTAAGGAAAAACTTTCTGAGACAAGCAGAGAAGACATCAAGGCAAAAATTGACAAGATTAATAAGCTTGTAACTCTTGAAAAGGACCTGGAAAACAAGAAGATCTATGCTTCTTCACAGATCACTATTCTTAGTGAGCGTCTAGTCAACAAGCAGGCTATCAAACAGCAGCTAGACACGCAGCGTCTAGAACTTAAGAAAAAGTTAAAAGATCAAAATGAGAAAGGCCTGAGTGAGACACACCAGCAGTGCCTTGACCTAAGAGAGAGCATAAGTCGACTTGAGAACAATGCATTCTCAATTGCTTCATCACTAGGCAGAGTAACAGAAAAGATTTCTAATAATGAGCAGCAGATGTCAACGCTTAAGGACAATATCGAGCGCTTTGAAATTTTGACCTTGCTTGAGAATTCTTTCTCCAAAAAAGGAATACCCCAGAATATTATTGCTAAAAATCTACCTCTTCTGAATAGTGAGATCGCCAAGATTCTAAGTGGAATCGCAGGATTTACCGTTGAGATTGAGTGCGATGATTCAAATTCAATTGAAATTTACATAAACTATGGTGATAGAAAGAGAATAATTGAGCTAGGTTCAGGTATGGAAAAGATGATCTCATCAATTGCAATTAGAGTTGCTCTCACCAGCATTTCATCTCTACCTAAGTCTGACATGCTCATTATTGATGAAGGTTTCGGAGTTCTCGATGAAAGTAATCTTGAGTCTTGCGCACGGCTCCTTCAAAACCTTAAGAGCTACTTCAGGAAGATAGTGATCATTTCTCACGTCGATGCAATTAAAGACATCGTCGACAATGTCCTGTGTATAGACATGGTCGGTGGTAAGGCGAGAGTCAAACATGTCTGACATGCCTATGTTTTGTGAAGTTTGCAATTTTTCATTTGATTTTAAGTCTGATTTTATGTACCATTCAAGGTTCAAGTGTTGTAGAAGCTGCGCAATGATGTGGGCTGAACATTCTCAAGAAAAATGGTCACAAGGATGGCGCCCTAGTCGTACCGAGATTGATAAATATAAGAATGATAGGCTAGCACTAGCATTGCATGCCAAAAGGATGAAATATGACATTCGAAAAGATTAATGCATTAGGACAAATACTCGACACTACGTTTGGAAAGTCTTCAACGGCTAAGAGCGCAACATTCTCTATCAAGACCAAGATGGCAGGTGACACTATTACAGTAATGTACACAACCATAGTCAATCTTGTGACAGACCGGGTCATGAGAGATCAAGTCAAAGAAGAGGAACGCGTGTCTGAGAAGCTGATAGGTGACTTTATTGATGAGGTTAAGAAAGAGTTTAAACAAAGAACAGGCGCAGCTTTAAAACTTAAGAAAGGAGATTCAACAGATGAGATTGAGCTAATCTCAATGTCAGCTTACTCTCCTAAGCGCACTGCCTACTATAGGCGAAGGGCAGTTTATACTGTTTCTTGATAAATGGAAACAACTAACAAATCACGTCAAGTTAGTGAAATTGTAAGGTGTGGTCGAGACCCAGCTTATTTTTTCAATAACTACGTGAAGATTCAGCATCCTACTAAGGGTACGATCCCATTTAAGACGTTCCCCTTTCAGGACCAGTGTGTTAAAGACTTTATAGACAATAGATTCACCATAGTTGTGAAAGGTAGACAGTTAGGACTTTCAACTCTTGTTGCTGCATATGCTGTTTGGCTTGCTCTCTTTCAGAAAGACAAGAACATCCTGATCATTGCAACTAAGCTACAAGTTGCACAAAATTTTATTAAGAAGACCAAGACAATCATTAATAATTTGCCTGCATGGCTTGTTCTACCAACGGTTACAGCAAATAACAAGCAACTTGTAGAGTTTAGTCACGGTTCTACAATCAAAGCAATTCCGACTTCTGAGGATGCTGGTAGATCAGAAGCTTTGTCCTTGCTGATAGTTGATGAAGCAGCTTTCGTGAGAGATTTTGATACACTTTGGACAGGTTTGTATCCTACATTAACAACAGGTGGCCGCGCAATTTTACTATCAACACCTAATGGTGTAGGTGGTCAATATTACAAACTTTATAAAGACGCAGAAGCAGGTCTTAATGAATTTAAGCCAATTAAGCTTAATTGGGATGTGCACCCCGAGAGAGATCAGGCGTGGTTTGACAAAGAAACAAGAAATCTTTCTACGCGACAGATTGCACAGGAATATTTGTGCGATTTTGCATCATCAGGTGAGACATTTCTAGGCGACGATGACTTAAAGTGGCTGTATTCTCAGATACAGGCACCTTTATTGCGTGAAGGCTTTGATCGAAATGTTTGGGTTTGGAAGCAGCCCCTCACGGAGCACAAATATGTCATCTCAGCAGACGTATCACGTGGTGATGGTAAAGACTATTCTACGTTTCATGTATTTGATCTTATGACAGGCGAAATTGTTGCCGAGTACAAAGGCAAGGTTGCTCCTGATCGTTTTGGTGATTTATTGAATGAGTATGGCCTTAAATATAACAAGGCGCTAATGTGCCCAGAGAACAATAGCTTTGGTTATGCAACGATCATCAGGTTAAGAGATCTAAACTACCCGAAGATGTATTATCAAAAAAGCCAAGCTGTTTATATCGGAGACTATATCCCGCCCGGTGACACATCATCAGCGGGCTTTAACACGTCAGGTAAAACACGATCGTTAATATTGACCAAACTTGAAGAACTTATAAGAAACAAACAGATTATAACTTACTCATCAAGGTTTTATGATGAACTTAAGACTTTCGTGTGGAATGATAATCGTGTACAAGCCATGAAGGGTGAAAATGATGATCTCGTCATGAGCATGGCAATAGGTGTTTGGTTATATGATGCGTCTGCTGAACACGGCAAAGACACGACTGTCTTGAATCATGCAATGCTTGCAGGTATGTCAATTAAATCAAATAATTTTAATGGCGCTGCAAATGACATATTGACAGGTGAAAGTCGCCGACGCGTTGAAAGCAAGCGCGATCTAATCAATACACGTAACATAAATAGATATAACATTCCACCTGAACTCATGTGGATCTATAAGTAGGAATTATGGCAAAGAAAGACGAAAACCTTTTTTCTAGACTTACGACACTTTTTAGAAGCGGTCCTGTAGTCAAGCGTAGAGTTAGAGATTTTGTTCCTAGCGCCAAAAATACTTCGGCATTTGAACTTTTTAGAAAAACGCAAAGCCACGTATATAGCTCAGCCATGTCTGCATACGGGTCGTATGATCGAATGGCAAGATACTCGGATTTCCAGGAAATGGAATATACACCTGAGATAGCATC